CATCTACAGTGTTCATATCCCAATGAAACTGTCTTAATACTTCTTCAAGTCCTTGATCAAATACATTACAATCATCTAAAAATGCTTTTATACGATCTAATTGAGAATCATCAGGATTTTCTACTGTAGGTTCAAATTGTATACCTCTTCTAAATACTTCACCTGTTATATGTAAAATTGGTGCTCGTAATTCTTCAGCAGTATACGCTACAGTTTGTAAATCTTGAATTAATTGTTTTCTATATGCAAGTTGGTTTCTTACATAAGTATTTACTATGTAATCAACACCAAAAGTAGGTCCACTACCAGTATCTCCAGCAGCTTTATTTAATAGTACATCATTAAATATATCTATCTGAGAGCCTAATTGACCCATAGTTTTAGCCATTTCAGGAACTTCTGGAAGATAATCTCCTAATTTCATATACCCTATTCCTCAGTTACTTCAACACTATCTATAGCTACTATCTTCGCTATCGTGTTTATTGCATGTTGTTTTAACCCTGCTTTTTCCTCATGTGTAACTGTTGTAGCAGCAGGGATAGTTTCAATTTGTATTTGTAGTCTCTGGTTTTCTTCTTTTAATTCTGTTACTTGATCAGCTAAAGCATCGTTCTCCATTATAGCGGCATTTTGTAATACCCCTAATCTCGTTGCTTCTCTAATTAATGCTAAGAATCCACCTTCTGATAATATAGTAACTGCCTCACTTGCGTCATCTATCTCATCTTCAGGGTCTAACTTAGTTAAATCTGCATGCCAAGTATCAAGTATTCTCCAAGTACCAGCATTATCTTTTTGTGCGACATACTGTTCTTGTCTGTCTCTTAACATATTACCTATAGGCATATCTTTTCTCCTACTATTATTATACTATTTTTTGCTAAAACTGTGAATTTATGCTATATGACAAGCACTCCACCCACAAGTCTTACATGTTTCACATCCTGATTCCATAACGACTTTAGCTGAATCGCAGCAATCATAACCTTCTTCAAGAAGAACTTCTGTGTCATCAAAGAAACTAAGTTGTGTTTCTGATGTATTTTTTTCTTCAGTTTTATGTGCTGTTACCAACACTTCTTTATCTCTACTTCCAGCTCTGTAGACTGTAATACCTTTACATTTCGTCTTCCAAGCTAGCATATAAGTTGTGTACACATCTTCTATTGTAGCATCATTTGCGAAATTTATCGTCTTAGATATACCAGAGTCACAATGTTCTTGGAAAGCTGCTTGCATTCCTACATGTGCTTCAGGTGATATTTCAGGTGCTGTTGTATATATTTCTTTTATTTCATCAGGCACTTCAGTTCTATCTTTAAGGGATCCCCCATCAGATAAGTATTCCATAAGTTCTTCTGAATAAAAACCCATTTCTTTAGCATCTTGTTCAAAGTATTTATTTACATAATAGAGTGTTTCCCCTTCTAATATGTTCATTTTTCTATATGCTAATGAAAACAAAGGTTCTACTCCACTAGATGCATCAGCAAACATTGAGATAGTACCTGTTGGGGCAACTGTTAATCTACAGGCATTTCTATATTTTTCATCCTGTCCGTAATCACTGTTATCCCATGCAGGGAATGTACCTCTTTCTTCTGCTAAATCCATTGATGCTTTGTCAGCGTGAGTTTTTAAAAACCTCATTATGTCAGATCCTATCTTTCTACCTTCTTTAGAACCATAAGAAACTCTAAGTTGTGTAAGCATGTCCGCAAATCCCATAATACCTAAGCCTATTTTTCTTGTAGCTTTAGTCATTTTTTCTATTTCTGGGGTTGCATATTTATTAGCATCAATTACATTATCTAAAAATCTTGTGGCTGTTGTAATGGTATTTCTTAGTTCTTCCCATTTAATATATGGTCGTACTTCTTTAGTGTGTACGAAGTTAGCTAAGTTAATAGACCCTAAGTTACATGATTCATTCCCTAATAATGGTTGTTCTCCACATGGATTAGTTGCAATCATTTCACCATACTCTGATGTCACATGGTTATCTTTATTTACTTCATCTAAAAAGATCATACCGGGCTCACCATTTCTCCACGCACCATATACCATTTTATCAAATACTTCCCGTGCATTTAATTCACCAACTACTTCTTTACTCTTCGGATTAATCAATGGGTAATTAAGGTTAGCTTCTACTGCTTTCATAAAATTAGAGTCTACACCAACAGATATATTAAAATTGTGTATGTCTCCCTCTACTTTTTTACAGTCTATAAATTCTAATATGTCTGGGTGGTACACTGACATCACTGCCATATTAGCCCCATCTCTTTTACCACCTTGAGTAATCATAGAAGATACTCTTGATAGTGTTTGTAATACTTGTATTGGACCACATGCAATACCATGCGTTGTCTTTATCTTGTCACCTTTGGGGCGTAGTTTACTTAAAGCAAAACCCGTACCTCCCCCAAACTTTTGAACCATAGCAATATCATGAGCAGCTTTCATAATGTCTTCCATACTATCTTCTAAAGGTAATACAAAACATGCAGACAATGTACCTTGTTCTGTACCCGCATTCATAAGCGTTGGAGAGTTAGGTATAAAATTTAATGACACCATCATGTCATAAAACTCTTTACTAGTTAACTCCGTATCAGCATCTGATTTACCATATAATTTTTCAGAAGATGCGATAGCTTTAGCCACTCTTTGTAATAATGTGTTTGCGTTTTCTTCAGGTTCACCCGATTCGTCTTTTAAATAATATCTTTTTGATGCAACTGTTTCTGCTTGTTGTGATAATGTGACCAAAATAATCCTCCTATGATCTTCGATAATTACAGTATAAACATAAACCTCTAGCCGGCACCCATAATGAGGGACCACAAACATCTTCTGTACACGAAGGATTGGGTGCTTGTAGGTTTGTGCTACTATCATTATACACCTTTTTATCAAAATCGATTAACTTTTCTGGCTTATTTTTATCTATATTTTGATATTTTAAAGATGGTTCTACATCATTTACAAAATCTTGCAAATCACCTACAGCTTGCATGTTATAAATACCTGTTTCATAAGCTGCTTGAAGTGCCATAGCAATAGAAAAAAATGCGTCTCCATGACCCATAGGAGTTTCTGGAGCTTTTAATTCATTATTTACAGAAAGAATTTGTTGCCTTTGTCTAGAATCATTAATTAAAAATAAGTTTCCTGAATGTATATATTCTTCAAAAATATGTGCCATATTATTTTTAGATTTTAAACTAAATGCTAAAGGATACCAAACTCTATTTAAACCTCTGTCTTCTAATTCACCTCGTGTATTATCTATATAGCCTTTTGTAATTTGAAAATTTTCAGCTACTTCATTTAAATATACAATTTGATCTGAGTAATCCCAACCATCTAACCATGATTGATGAATTTGTTCTATACGTTCACCCTTTCTTTTAAACACTACTAAATGTGACGGGTGTCTTTTTTTACCTACGTCAAATCCTGCAAATACATCTTCATCTTCTGCAAAATTTTGTTTAATCGTAGTAGGTAAAGATCTTAAATTAGGGTCCTCGCACTTTTCAATATCTTCTGAATCAAAATATGCTTCGGTATTAAAATGTGGTTGTAATAAAAACTCTGATGCAAATGATTTAGGTTTAGCTTTTTGTTGCTCTAGCAACCATTCTTCACTATATAGTTCAGGCATTAATACTCTTCTACCCGGCTCTGGATCAAGAGCAGGCATTTTTCTAGATACGAATCTATCATCTTTTTCTAATACTGTAAGTAAATCACCGGGCATCATAGGAGTACCTACTATTACTACAGGCACGCCTTGATTAGGTATGAAAAGAGACTCTGTTAAAAAGTGGTCTTCAATCTTATTCATTTGCCCTAATGCAAGAGGACTTTCTGGATCTTTCAATATGTCATCTGCAATTAGTGCTCCATTAACATGCATACCTCTTTTGAAAGAAAACAATCCACCATGTAATATTTCAGCACTACCACCACTACCTGTGTCATATCTAAAAGTAAAATCAGCTTTTGGAGCTCTATTGGTCATCATGTCTTTTAATAAAGGATTACGATTTACTTCTTTATTTATTTCAGATATATGATACTTAGCCATAGTATCACTATAAGATAAATATAGAATATTAGCATTACCTTGAATTTTTAAAGTTCTCCAAATACTAAAAGCGTGACCTAATATAGTAGATTTAAAATGTGCTCTAGGTAAAATAGCTAAATAGTTGAGCCCATCTTCAATACACTTCTCTACTTCCTCTGTTAATTTACCTACATGCCATGCTTGAAAATATTCAGGGTGTTCAAAACCCGCAGACCATATATCTCTAGTAAACTCCCAAAAACTCCCTATCTTATATTTATTACTTTTTTCAAGTTTTTCTGCAAGTAGTTCAAAAGCTTTTTCATATGTTGTTAAATCATCACTCATTTTCTTTTGATGCCATTAATACTTTTAATTTTGCTGCAATTTTTTTAATTAATTCAGGATCTTCAATTTCTTCTACTAAAATATTAACTACATCTTGTACAAATTGAATATTGATCAACCCTTCTGCTACTTGTCTTTCCCCTTGTATACCAATATCTAAAGCTTTAACTGCATCAAAAGCTCTTTCAAAATCTAATAATTGTAATTCTGAACCAGCTTTATCTCTAATACTTTTATAAAGAGCTTGATGTTCATCTTGCATTTTAGCAAGTTTGGTAGCTTCATTCTCTTGTACTTGTTCTATAGCTTTAACTTTTGTTTCAGCTAATTTCTCTTTCCAATCTTCTGTACGCACCCAAGCATAGATAGTTTGCTCACTCATGACTACGCTGTGTTCTGCTGATACTTGTTGAGCTATTTCTTTGGCAGAATAATCTTCTGTCAAATACAATTTAAATGCTCTGTCTTTTACAGCTTTAGGTAATTTTTTAGGCATTACATATATGCAGCATTAGACCATCCTGTATCAGCGTTTCCTGATTCAATGCTTCCTCCATGTGGGCTTCCGTCTGATTGTAACAATTTACTAAAATCCATACCGCCTTTGTTTTTATTACCAGCAGCATTAAAACACTCTGGTACTTTGTGTTTTACACCACCCGTTGTGCTTATCTCTTTAAATTTTATACCTATCTCAGCTCTGCTACATACACCTCTTATCATCGCATCCTTTGGACCGAGAGGTTTATACTCAGGGTTTTCTAGTAAAGTTGCTATAGTTCGTTTAGCTCCTTCAGTTTGTATATTGTGTATACATTTATAATAATC